GACAACTCGGTACGCAACAGTGCCTATGCAGTGAGCTACACTCAGCAAAAAGTGCCAGAAGTCTGGAAGGCAGAAGAAAACCCAGTGGCGGCTGTGGCCACAACCAACCGCGACACTGTGAATGCTGCCAGCACTCGCATAGTTGGCAACGACAAAGTACCTGAGCCTCAATACAACAACGCTCCTCCTGACGTAGAAGTTGATGCAACAGCAGTGGGCGAAAGATTCACAAAAGAATATAACGACACTATAGACAACTTCAACAACGAAATAGCAGGCATCAAAGCAGATCCAGGTTTGTCCAAGCTGCAGAAACTTGAAGCCAGAGAAACTGTGTTTATTAGATACATTGCTATCTTGACCGGTCTAAGACAGAGTATAGCTGATTATTACTATGACCGCACTCAGTTGAAAAAACAAGATCGTGAAAAATACAATTTTAACGGTTCGGTTTTTTATCAAATAGTGCTAAGAATTGGTGAGGACATCAAGGCATTTGAAGTCAAACTGTTTGACACTCGCGATGACTTGCTGAAATTGAAGTCTCAAACACAATAAGTAACAAGTGAGGCACACAAAATGGCACAGACCTATATTGGATTCAACACAATAGATCAATTCAAAAAATTCACGCTGACAGGCGATGCATTGATCAAACGTGACCTTATCAATGCTTTCAACATTCGTCAAGGGTCACTGCCGGGGCGTCCTGGCTATGGCACAGTGATCTGGGACTATCTATTTGAAAACAAAGTAGAAGACCTACAGTTTGAACTCAACAGAGAAATTCAACGTGTGGCCGGAAGCGATCCCCGAGTGTATATCAGCGACAGTCAGGTGTACCCACAAGACAATGGAATTCTCATAGAAATACAGCTCACCATAGTGCCAGGCACTGACGTTGAGAGACTGGCCATATTTTTTGATCTCACCAGTCGCTCAGCAACCTACGTATAACTGCGCCGTTTTTGCCGTCGATAAATAAAAAAAGAGGCTAAAATGGCGATTACCACACGACAAACTGCAATATTTGGTGTTGAAGACTGGAAACAGATCTATCAAACCTATCGCGAAGCTGATTTTCAAAGCTATGATTTTGAAACTCTGCGCAAGAGTTTTGTAGACTATCTAAGACTCTACTATCCTGAAACTTTCAATGACTACATCGAAAGCAGTGAATTTATTGCCCTGCTTGATGTAATTGCTTTCATGGGCCAGGCACTGGCTTTCCGCACCGATCTCAACACCCGCGAAAACTACATTGACACAGCAGAACGTCGTGACAGCGTGGTCAAATTGGCCAACTTGGTCAGCTACACTGCCAAACGCAACATTGCAGCCGAAGGATTTCTCAAGGTTTTTTCAGTTGTCACAACTGAAAATGTTTTTGATTATCAAGGCACCAACCTGGCCAACTTTACAGTGAACTGGGCCGATCCCACCAATCCAGACTGGCAAGAACAGTTCACAACCATACTGAATTCGGCCTTGGTTGACACACAGCGAGTGGGTAGACCGGCCAACCGTCAAAACATCTTGGGCATCAGAACCGACGAATATGGTATCAATCTAGTTCCGGGCTTCTTGCCAGTGGTACCCTACAATGCCACAGTGGACGGTGTTGTAATGCCGTTTGAAGCAGTTACATCCACCAGCGAAGGTGCCAACTTCTTGTATGAACCAGCACCACAGGCTGGGCAGCCATTTAATATCTTGTTTAGAAACGACAGCCTAGGATTTGCCAGCCCCAACACCGGATATTTTTTCATGTTCAAACAAGGTGTGCTGCAAAACCAGGATTTTAACTTGGCCGAACGTATCAGTAATCGCACAGTCAACATCAACATCGAAGGCGTCAACAACAAAGACTTCTGGCTGTTTCAGCTTGACAACGTTGGCAATGTATCTAGACAGTGGGAATACAGCGAAAACATTTACACCGCAGCCGGTGAACAGCTTGGAACCAGTCTGCGCCCATTGTTCAGTGTGACATCAAGAACCAATGATCAGATCACTCTTATATTTGGCGACGGGGTGTTCAGCGAAATTCCTGTGGGCACATTCCGTACCTATGTGCGTGCCAGCAACGGTTTACAGTACATCATCAACCCAGCTGAAATGCAGAATGTGCAGTTGTCTATCAGCTACATCAGCCGCACAGGCAATCTAGAAACAATCACTTTTACCTGTGGCATCACGCAGCCTGTGAGCAACAGTCAGGCACGTGAGCCCTTGGAACAGATCAAACAACGTGCTCCGGCCAGATACTACACACAGGATCGCATGGTCAACGGTGAAGATTACAACCTGTTTCCCTACACTCAGTACAGCTCAATTCTCAAAAGCAAGGCCTTGAACAGAGCCAGTATTGGTACCAGTCGTTATCTTGACCTAGTGGACAACACGGGCAAATACAGTTCAACCAATACCTTTGGCAGCGATGGTGCGCTGTGGCGCGAAGATGTTACGCCCACAATTTTGTTCAGCTGGGTCAACCGCAATGAAATTGCTGATGCCATAACCAACCAGGTGCAACCACAGTTGGATGAAAGTACGCTGCAACAATTTTATTACGCCAATTTTCCACGACAAACAGTCAACACCGGTGCCACAGCAGGCTTTACCTGGCAACAGAGCACCACCTTGGCCAACGAAACCACAGGATTTTTTAGAAACGCCACGTTCAGTCAAGACTGGCCCAATGGTGCTCCCATAGCCGTCGGACCCACTACCAGCACAGTATTTCGTTATGTTGTTGTAGGCAGCTTGATCAAGTTTGTGGCTCCGGCAGGCTACTATTTTGATACCAACAACAAACTGCAACCAGGCACTGCCACTGGCGAAAATGAAAAAGACAGTATTTGGGCCAGTCCACAAGCCATTGTGGGCACCGGCGACAACAATGGTCTAGGCAATCTAACCACAGGCGTGGGGCCAGTAACGCTTAACAATTTTGTGCCCACTGGCGCCATTGTTGATACCATTATCCCATTGTTTGTGACAGACCTGCCTTTGTCTCTGGAAACTGCCATGGCTGAACAGATTCTGCTGTTTAGAAACTTTGGCATTGGTTACGACAACGACGGCACCATCACCGGAACCCCTTATACCTGGTATCTCATTACCAGCACCAATCTTGATCAAGATGCTGCGTTCAGTTTGGCCAACGCAGGATCAACCGCAGGTACCAATCTAGATGCTTCGTGGTTGGTGCAGTTTGTGGTTGAAAATCAAAATTATACCATTACGTTTAGAGGCTTGTCTTACAATTTTGGATCAGTGCTGCAGACTAGATTTTTCTTCTATGGCGATCAACAGATTTACGACAGCCGCACAGGCACAATCATCAAAGATTTCGTCAACATCTTGGCCGTAAACACCAGACCTGACAGCACTCAAACACTGTCAGGCAACGTGCCTGTGACCATCACAGGACAACCTGTGGAAAGCGATGGCTACGTGGACGACTTCCAGGTCTTGGTTGGATTCCGTGATGTTGACAACGACGGCGTGCCAGACAATCCAGATTTTTTTGATGAGATTGTAGCTCCATCAGTGACACCAAATCAAAAACTGATCTTTTTACAACAGACCATTGATTTTGACAATCTTCAAAGATATCTGCTGACCGAGCCTGGCGTGGTCAACAGCGATTATCCCACACTTGATGCGCTTGAACTGGTCAAGACCGAGTGGTCACCAGGACAGGTGTTCTACGCATATTCACAAGAACTATTTTACCAACTGTCAATCAACGCCGCTGGAGTTAGAACCCTGACTCAGGTGTCAGGCTACATCGCTCGCACTGGTCGCCAAAGCCTGTATTATCAGTACAGACACAATGCTCCACTCAGTGCGCGAATTGATCCAGGTACCACAAACATCATTGATTTGTACATTGTGACGCAAAGTTACTACACAGCCTATCAAAACTGGATCAAAGACACCACAGGCACTGTGACTGAGCCACCGTTGCCCACAATTGACGAACTCAGCACAGAATATCAAGGTTTGCAAGAATACAAAATGTTGAGCGACAACATCATCTTGAACAGTGTGATTTTCAAGCCCTTGTTTGGCGCCAAGGCAGCCAATGAACTTCGTGCCACCATCAAGGTCATCAGAGCTCAAGGCAGCACAGCCAGCACCAGTGAAATCAAAAGTTCGGTGGTGGCAGCCATGAATGATTATTTCAGCATTGACAAGTGGAACTTTGGTGACACTTTCTTTTTCAGCGAGTTGGCCGGCTATCTACACAGAGAATTGGGCAGCATAATTAGTTCTGTAGTACTGGTGCCGCTGGACCAACAGAAGTTCTTTGGAGATCTGTACGAAATCAGATCAGCACCCAGTGAGATTTTTGTTAACGCCGCAACTATTGACAACATTGACGTGATCGAGGCATTGACCAGTACCAACTTGCGCACTGCACCAGGTAGTGGAGTTATTTAATGGCAACTGTAAAAACTGTTGATTTT